TACGCCAAGCCGCCGCCGATCAACTCCGCCGAACTGGATGCCGGGGGCGTGGCAATGGCCTATCTGCGCGACAAGCGAGGGCTGCACCGCGACACTCTGGCCGCGTTCAAGGTTGAAGGCTGCAAGGAAAAGGGCGCAATCGTGTTCCCGTCCTACGCTCCCGACGGCCAGCTTGTGAACCGCTCATACCGCACGCTTGGCGAGAAAAAGAAGGTCTGGCAGGACAAGGACTGCGCACCGTCCATGTTCGGATGGCAGGCTTTAAGCCAGGACGCTTACAAGGCAAAGACGGTTCTGCTTGCCGAGGGGCAGATTGACGCGATGACATGGCATCAATGGGGCATCTCGGCGTTGTCGATTCCGAACGGGACCGGCTGCGCGTGGATTGAATACGAGTGGGACAACCTTGCGCCGTTTGACTGCTTCCTGCTGGCTTTCGATCAGGACGAGGCGGGCAAGAAGATCACGAAAACCGTGATTGACCGGCTGGGAAACCATCGGTGTAAGGTGGTTACGATCCCAAAAAAGGACGCCAACGAATGCCTGATGGCAGGATTTACGGCCCAAGATGCCGCCGAATGGGTGGCGCAAGCCGCGATGCCTAGGGTTCGGCGCGTGGTGGCTGCTGGTGAGCTTGAAGGCCGCATGGTGGCTGAAATCCAGCCCAAAGACGAGCCGTTCACGCTGCCCTGGATGGCGAAACGGTGGCCGCACAGCGGTTTTTGGTTTCGTCCTGGTGAGGTCACGCTTTGGGGCGGCTTTACCGGCGCTGGCAAGTCGACGATGCTCAACTTCCTAAAGGCTCAAATCCTGGCCGAACAGACCCCGATTTTCGAGGCATCGCTTGAAATGCGGGTTGAAACGACCCTGCGTAAGATGGCAACGATGTTCAACGGGCCACACCTGAACGAGGAAATCATCACGCGGTTTGTGCGCGGCGTGGGCGATTACCTGATTTTTGCGGATGTGGTCGGCTCGATGAAGCGTGCCGAACTGATGGAAATGCTTTGGTATGCCTTCCGGCGCTACGGTTGCCGCCACTTCATCATCGACTCGCTGATGCGAATTGAGGAACTGGAAGAGGATTACCCGGCCCAGGGCGATTTCTGCAACAAGCTTCAAGATTTAGCCAAGCAGACCCAGGTGCATCTTCACCTCGTTTGCCACCTTGCGAAGCCGTCGCAGCAGATGGAGCGCCCCAGCATGTATGCAATCAAGGGATCAAGTCTGCTTGTGAACAACGCTGATAATGTGCTTTTGGTTTGTCGGAATCCCGAAAAGGAGAAGCTGCGCAAGTCGGAAAAGCTTACAAATGAACAAGATGCAACGATGCACGACACTGAAATCATCGTGGAAAAGCAGCGGGAAACCGGCTGGACTGGCATGTTCAAGCTCAAATTTGACCCGATTCGATACACTTACAAAGCGTTATGAATGAACAAACTGAGAAGAAATTAGAGGCCATTTTCGCCCACTGCCGCGCCGTCCAGGCCGGAGAACGGCGCCCGATGCCGCCCAGGCAGGCGCAGGAACAGGTAAGGCTGTTTTTGGGCTTGAAATCTCCGCGAGGGCGTGGGAAGCATTGACGCCATGCCAGTCCTTGAAAATCCAAAGTGGGAAAACTTCGCCCAGGCCGTCGCCCTTGGGATGAGTGCCACCGAGGCTTACAAGCAGCATGTCAGCCGTGGCAAATGCGCAGACCGGACGGCAGAAGTCGAAAGCTGCAAAATGACAAAATCCCCTGAGATTTCCCTGAGAATATCAGAATTACGAGAAAAGGTTGCGGCCAAGGTTGAGTCCAAGTTCAACATGACCAAAGACAAATGGCTGGATGAACTGGCCGCCATCGCCGCAGAAGCGCGACAAACCGGCGACTTCTCCGCCGCATCCGGCGCTCTTGCTCACATCGGCAAGGCATCGGCTTATTTCGAGCCTGAGCGTCACAAACTGGAAATCGAGGTCATCATTGGTGGCAACGCAGAAAGTCAGAATCAAGATTGAGCCACGGAAGCAGTTCCGCGAGTTCATCGAGTCCGGTAAACGCTGGGCTGTGCTGGTTGCCCATCGACGCGCAGGCAAAACGGTTGCCGTGGTGCAAAAGCTCATTCGCTGCGCTCTGACGCACAAAAGAAACGGCCCGCCGCTGCGTTACGCTTACATCGCGCCGACGCGGGATCAGGCCAAGGACATCGCATGGGCCTACCTCAAGGACTACTGCGAGAAAATCCCGGCCACGACGATCAACGAGAGTGAGCTGAAGATTACGTTGTTCAACCGGGCGGTCATCCGGCTTTACTCTGGCGAGAACTATGAGCGCATGCGTGGTCTTTACTTTGACGGCATCGTGAGTGACGAGGATGCCGACATACCTCCTGCCGCCTTTGATTACGTCATTCTGCCTTGCTTACTCGATTACAACGGCTGGCATACGCGCATCGGCACGCCGAAGGGGCGCAACGCCTTTTACAAGGCATACACGCAGGCGCTGACCGATCCCAATTCATACACGCTGATGCTAAAGGCGTCTGAGTCTGGCATCCTGCCGCCGGAAGCGCTGAAAGCCATCCGCGAGAAAACGACGGCGGACAGCTACGCGCAGGAAATGGAATGCGACTTCAATGTGGGGCGTCCTGGTGCCATTTACGCCCGTCTTGTGGAGGCGGCATACAGGGAACAGCGCATCTGCAAGCTGCCTGTGGCTGATTCGCTGGTGCATACGTCCTGGGACTTGGGCAGCCCGACGAACACAAGCGTCTGGTATTGGCAGATCGTGGGGCGCGAGATCCGCATGATCGACTGTGACGTGGGATTGATCGACGGCGTGGAGACGATCACGCAACGCGCCTCCTGGATGATGAAAAAAGGCTATGCGTTCGGGAAACACTTTCTGCCCCATGACGCAGCACAGACCGAGCGCGGCGGGTCATCGTTTGAGCGGGAACTGCGAGCGGCAGGGTTTGCAAACGTCGTGGTGCTGAAACGGTGCGTCGACATCTGGACGGGCATCAACGGATTGAAAGGGCTGTTTCCGTCGCTCGTATTCCATGCCGAGCGGTGCGCGAAAGGCATCGAGGCGCTGGAAGCCTACCATACGCGGGAGGTGGACATCGGCAGGCTAATCAACTCTGAGCCGGTGCACGATTGGTCAAGCCACACGGCTGACGCCGCCCGTTATATGGCCGAAGCCATTCAGCAGGGGCATGTGAAGGTCGGCGCGACAATGACACGATCTATGGAGGACATGGATTTCACGCATGGATTTGAAGGACGAAGGCGAACTCTCACCCAGGACACCGGAGGAATGTAACCATGAAAGCCCTTCACGAAGCCATCATCACCGCCAATCGGTGCGGCATCGCCAATTTCGAGGACATGCTGCGCGACCACCTGACGGATGGTTACGTCATCTGCACGCCCGATACGTTCATCTGCGCGACGGACACCTGGCGCGACTTTGGCGAGGCTCACGCCCAGCTTGGTTTTTTCGTCACCCTGGCCGTTGGTGACATCGCGGAATTGTGCCGACTCGACCCGAATCCCGGCCTGCGGAAGTGGATCGGCTATGTCCGGCACGAAGGCCAGGAGGTGAAATGGGTGGACTACCAGCGCCTGCGAAAGAAGATTCTCCGCTTGCCAGATTCTCAAAAATGAGAATAATCGGCAAATCATGGGAGGATCAGCAAAGAAACCTAAGGCTCCACCGCCTGCACCTGCACCCGTCCGCGCCGACTCCGCCGAGGGTGAACAGGCGCAAGTCGCCGCATCCCGCCGCCAGGGTCTGCGCAAGACCATCAACCCCGACAGCCCGCTTGCGCCTGATGTGGCCCTTGGCAGCCTTGGCAAACTCGGTGTCGGCGCTTTGGAAGGCACGATGGTCAACACCAGCAAGCAAGGCAATGATGCACTCGGAAGCATGCCGTGGATTCACAAGCGCATGATCGTAGAAAGCAAAAAATCGTAGCCATGGACACCGAAGGCACCGAACAGACAGCCAAGTATCTCAAGGATTACGAGAAGCTGAAGGATCAGCGCGTGACCTGGGACACTTGCTGGCAGGAGATCAGCGAGCACATCTTCCCGCGCAAGGCCGGTATCACGCAGAAGGACTACACGCCGAACAACCAGCGCGACGCCCGGGTTTATGACATCACGGCCATGGATTCGCTGGAACGCGCCGTTGCCGGTTACATGTCCTGGACGACGCCTAAAAGCACGCCATGGTTTGCGTTCTCGCCTGTTCGACAGCTTGCCAATTCGGAGGCCACGAAGAACTGGCTGGCCGAGTGTTCACGCGTCGGCGCTGAATACATCGCGGGCTCAAACTACTACGCCCAGCGGCATGAATACCTGTTCGATCTTTGGGGACTCGGCACCGCCTGCATGTTCATCACGGTGGACGATCGAGGCCAGACACGTTTTGAGAAACTCCGCCCGGGCAGCTATGTCTTTCAGCTCAATCAGCACGGCATGGCGAACTGTCTAATGCGCGAGTTTGAGCTTACGCACGAGCAGGCCGAGGAAAAGTTTGGCGAGGACAACCTGCCCAAAAACGTGCGTGAGTGCGAGGACATCACCAAAAAGTTCACCTTCATTCACGTCGTGAAAGAGCGTGATGGCGCGCCCATGGACGGCACCGGCTTTACGGTTGCCCAGCGAAAGAAGTTCGGGTCTTACTACATCGAGCAGCACTCAAAAAAGCTCGTGCAGGAGGGCGGGTTTGACTCGTTCCCGTTCACGGTTGGACGCTTCCTGACGTGGGAAGGCATCGACCCGCAGATGGGCGGGAATTGGGGCTACGGTCCCGGCTTCTCCGTCCTGCCTGAGTCTCGCCAGATGAACTTCATGGCGAAGATGCTGGATGTCAGCATTGAAAAGACGGTGTTTCCACCGCTGATGGTGCCGGACACCTACGAGGGCACGCTCAAGACATCCGCCCGGGCAATCAACCCTTACCCGTCCGGAATGGGGCCTGAGGCTATCGCGCCACTGAATATCGTCGGAAACCTCGAATGGGGCATGGAGCGCATGAAGCAAAGGGCGGCGGTTATCAAGTCCCGCTTCCACCTCGACATGTTTCAGATGTTTGCCATGAATGCGGCGAACAACCGCGAGATGACGGCTTTCGAGGCTTCACAGCTTGCCAGCGAGAAGCTTGAGGCGATCAGTCCGGCCTTTGACCGTGATTCCACGGATCACACGCAGCCGATGATGATTCGCCTGTTCGGTCTTTGGGCTGAGATGGGGATGCTGCCGCCGCCGCCTGAAGAGGCCATTGTCCAGGTTGCGCCCGGGATGGTCCAGACGCCAGACCCGCAGGTTTCCATGAAGGGCCGTCTTGCCCTTGCCTTGGATGCTATCAGCCTGCGCTCTGCCGACGCCCAGGTGCAAAAGGTGCTGGCTATCGCGCCAGCGGTGCCTGACATCGTGGATACGATCAACTTTGACTTCTATGCCACCGAGGGCGCTCGTCTCATGGGCTGCGACCCGAAACTGCTACGATCACCCGAGGAAGTGGCGCAAATGCGGCAGGCGCGGGCTGAGGCTCAACAGCAGGCCGCGATGGCTCAAATGCTCAAGGATGGCAGCCAAGCCGTTAAAAACGCTGGCGGAATGGACAAAGTGCGCGAGCTTATTGGAGCATGATTCAACTTCACGAACTGCTTGTGCCGCTGACCGATGAGGAGCGCGGCAGGATTCCGGCCATTATTTCAACCCTGTTCAAGCAGGATAATTTTCAGGTTTTATTCCGCTGGATGAATGGCGTTTCGGGCGGGATTGCCTCGACATCATGGCCGTCGCTCAAGGATGAGGATTCCCTGAAATGCGCCTTTAACGAGGGGCAGAAGTCCATCCCTCGGGACATCTACCGGCATCTGCTGGCGTCAATGGAGCTTGTCAAAGAGCCTGCAACCGTGCAGGATACCACAGCGCCGGAAGCGCCCAAGAGGCGCGGACGGCCACGGAAACAAGTTACCGAACCTGAGAACTGATTATGCCACTCAAGCCAGGAAAATCCTCGAAAGCCGTTTCATCTAATATTAGCAAGCTTGTCAACGAAGGCATGTCGCAAAAACAGGCCATCGCTATTGCCCTGAGCAATGCAGGCAAATCCAAGAAGAAATAACATGCACACCATTTATTGCACAGGCATTGCTACAGATGGAAAACCGCTTTTGGGCGGTATCTGGAAAATGTATGCTGAACGTGGAATACCGTTGGAGATTTCCCACATGGAGGCCGAAGAACGCGGATGTCATGTTGATTGGATGGAGGCTATAGCTGACGCATCTTTGAGCGCTGACGCGCCACGACTGATCCGGGAGCTTGAGCAATTTATGGGCCCTGCAATCTATGGCATTAAAACCAGGTTCATTCAGGCCATGCGTGCATTTAGCGAATTTGGAACTGCGAAAGATGACCTGCGCACATATCAGAATATCCTCACCCACAAACGCCAAAACGCTATTCAATTATGATCGAAATCATCGACTCTCAAATCATCCGCGACGGCGTGAACATCGGCGTCATCGACGGCGGAACCGCATACGTCACCGAAAAGCAGGCACCGCGCATTGTCGGCCAGATTCGTGCCGCTGCTGGAAATCCTGAGCTTGTGATCGAAGTCGGCGCTCCAACTGTAAAGGAATCCTTGCCAGTTGCCGAGCCGGAAGAAATCGGCGTGACCGTGGAAGTCCCCGACATCGAGACGCAGCCCGAGCAGGTCAAAGCGTCAGCCGTCACCACTCAATCCCTCGACACGACCGGCTTCCCCGACCCGAAGCGCGAGCCGTCCAAGTTCCGCATCTGCTTTGTGAACCACTACGGCAACGACGCTTACAACGCGTGGCAAGAAGCCAACGCGTAAACATTCCCCATGGAAACCGAAACCACACAACAGACGGCGGAAACCGCGCTTGCACAGCAGGCGGCGGCAACCGGAACCGGATCAGAAACGCAGACCACGCCCGAAACGGCGCAACTGCCAAGCGGAGAACAGCGGCCCGAGTGGCTGCCGGAAAAGTTCTGGAACAAGGACGCAGGCAAGCCTGAGTTCGACAAGCTGGCAATCAGCTACACGAACCTTGAAAAACTGGCGATGGGCAAGAAGTCCGCTCCAACGAAGCCGGGGTCTGACGCCACGCCCGAGCAGGTTCAGCAGTATTACGCTGAGCTTCGCAAGATCACCGGCGCTCCTGAAAAGCCGGAGGATTACGGGCTGAAAGCTCCTGAAAAGCTGCCTGAGGGCGTGGAATGGAACGCTGAGCTTGCCGGGAAAGCCGCTGCTGTCGCTCACAAATACGGCGTGCCGCCAGAAGCTCTGCAAGAACTGATCGCCCTCAACAACGACAACATCGGCGCGATGGTGGCGCGATCACAGGAAATGGCTGCGGCCCAGCACCAGGAGATGATCGACAGCTTGAACAAGGAGTGGGGTGAAGCTGCCAAGACGAATTGGCAAAGGGCGAACCGTGGGGCCATCGCTCTGGGAATCGACACGACCAAAAGTGACCTGGGTAACAACCCTGAGTTCATCAAGGCAATGATCCGCGTCGATCAGATGATCCGCGAGGACTCCGCCCTTGTCGGGTCTGACGCTGATTCCAGCGGCTCGACCTACGATGAGCAAATTCAGCGCATCCAGAAAGGCGATGACTTCCAGGGCAAGAACGGCCCTGAGAAGCAGATGGCAGCGCTCAACCGCATCGAGGGGCTGTATCGCGCCCAGCGAGCCTAGACAGCTTCTCCGGCTCCATGATGACCCGTCTTTCGAAAGGGAGGCGGGTTTTTTATTTTTCCGCTTGCCTTTTTTCTCAAATTTGAGAATCTGCGGCAACGACGGCCTCTTTTTGAGACAACCGGACGCCTGAACGACGGCCTGCCAACGGCAGACAACCGAAGGACACAGGGATTCATGACAATCCTCCGCCCGCCGCAAGGCAGGCTCAACCCTTCAACTTCTTTCATTCCTCCGGCTTATGGCCCAAATCGACACCTTTTATCCGACGATGTTCGACACATCGTTCGACCAAGTTCTCCAGCAGGGTGACACCCGTCTCCTGCCGGTCATCACTCGCGCCGACTTCACCGGCAAGCGCAAGTGGTTCAACCTCGTCAATGACTCCGAAGCTCAGACCATCACGACCCGCAAGGGCGACACCCCTGATGGCGAGTTCGACGGGTCGAAATACTGGCTCACGCAGTCCGCTCGCGAAAAGGTCACGACCTTTGATGAGTTCGACAAGACGCTTCTGGGGACTATCGTCCTGCCTACCTCTGACGAGGTTCGCAGCCACGCCATGGCCTTCAACCGCGCCATTGATGACGTGATCATCGCCGCGTTTGACGCCACCCGCTACATTGGCGAGGACGGCACGACCACGGATAACTTCCCGTCCGGCCAGAGCATCGGTGCCACCTATGTGGAAACCGGTTCGCCCGCCTCCGCAGGCATGACCATCGGCAAACTTCGCCGTGCGAAATACCTGATGGACGTGTCCGAGGTTCCTGATTCTGACCGCTATATCGTGGTTGGTTCGCAGGAAGTGCAGGACCTGCTCCGCACCACGGAAATCACGAGCGGTGACTACAACACCATTCGCGCCCTGGTCGATGGAACGATCAACACGTTCCTTGGCTTCAAGTTCATCCGCTCTGAGCGTCTGCCCATCGGCACCGTCTCCGGCACGGCTGACGTTCGTTCTTGCTTCGCCTTCCACAAGTCGGCGGTCAAGTTCAGCATGGCCGAGCGCAAAACTCGCATGGACGAACTCCCCATGCGCCGTCACGCCCTCCAGATTCGCACGACCATGCTTCTCGGCGCTGTCCGCACCGAGAACGAGAAGGTTGTTCGCATCTACTGCGATGAAACGCCCTGATGATCCTGGCCCCGGCGATTAACACCCGCCGGGGCTAATCCCTTACCCAAACTCAACGACTCACATTTATGGCTGCCCTTACTGACACCTCCCTTTACACGAACCAAGTCGCCGGTGCCGCTGACGCTTCCGAGCGTCCGACGCGCAATCCGGCCAACGCCACCGGTGGCACGCTCAAGTGCCTCATTGCTTCCTACACGACCACGGGAAGCGAAGCTGCCAACGACACGTTCAACCTTTGCCGCCTGCCCAAGGGCGCAATCGTGAGCCGTGCCACCAGCTCCGTTTCCTGCGTCGATCCTGGCACCACGCTGACGCTCGACATCGGCACCAGCAGCAACGCTGATGTCTATGCTGACGGCATCGTGCTTTCCAGCGGCGGCACCATCACGTTCGGTTCCGCTGTGGCTGGCACTGCTGCTGACCTCGCCCCGGCTGCGACTACGGACAACACCACCGTGATTGTGACCATCGCGAGCGCGAACACCGTCACCGCTTCCACCGTGCTTTACTTCACGGTTGCTTATTGGGACTTCAACTGAAGCCCTGAAACCCGGGCGGAGGAGCTTGCATGGTGGCTCCTCCGCCCTCACCATGTCTTTAAATGGCTGCATCACACACGGAGATTGCGAACCTTGCCATTGCCCACTTGGGCGGGCGGGCTCTCACGGCGCTGACAACCGACACCAGCCAGCAGGCCGCGAGCCTGCGCAAGTGGTATAATCCAGACGGTGGCACCGCTGTTTACACGGCGCTCGATGAAATCCTCCGCTCGCATCCCTGGAACTTCGCCACGAAACGGAAGCGCCAGACAATCACTTACACCAGCCTCTCGGGCGGCTCCGCGATTGCCGATGACGGAAGCGGTGAGATTCGGGTCACATCGAACAGCCACGGTCTCAGCACAGGGGATCGGGTTTACATCAAGGACGCAGAAGGCGTTACAGTGGCGAACGGTCAATGGTATGTGACTGTCATCAACTCCAACGCCTTCGACCTGGATGATTCCGAATTCAGCGGCACCTACACGGCATCGACTGGCAAATGGGTCAAAATCCCGCAGTTCTCCTACGACTTCCAGCACACGCCGCCTGCTGACTGCCTGCGCCCAATCTCGATCAACGCTGACGGCGGACAGATGGAGGATGACGGCTCTGATTTCCTGGTGGAATCCGGCCTGATCCTTTGTGACGATGAGACGATCAACCTCAAATACATCGCCAGGATCACCACGGCGACGAGCTATCCATCCGATTTTGTAACGGCTTTCAGCTACTTGCTGGCATCCTACATCGCTTCCGACACGGCAGGCATGGGCGGGCAGGCAACGCAGATGCGGCAGTTCTTTGAAAATGCCGTGGCGAACAAGGCGAAAAGCCGGGACTCCGCAGAGGGCAAGGGCAGGCGCATCCTGCCGTTTGATGACTCGCAGCTTGTGGCTTCACGTTCTGCATACTGGCTCTCCTGACATGGCGACACAATTTCAAACGATCAAGTCGGTGTTCAATGGTGGCGAGATGTCGCCGCTGATGGACGGGCGGACAGATTCAGAGAAATACGCCACGGGCTGCCGCCTGCTCGAAAACTTCATCGTGCGTCCTTATGGCGGAATCTTCAAGAGGCCGGGGACGCGCTTTGGCATAGGCGGGACTGGCGTTGAAGGAGCGTTTCGTCTGGTTGCCTTCAGAAGGTCAACGGATGTGAATTTTATTCTCAGCTTTTCTGAGAATGAGATCAACGTCTGGTCTTTTTCAGAAGGCTTTTTCACGCTGGTTGACACGCTGACGACGACCTATCAAGAGGAGGACATTCAGCAGATTCACGTCTGTCAGATCAACGACGTGATGTTTCTCACGCACGGCAGCTATGCTCCGCAACGGATTATTCGGGCGACAGACGGCACATGGAGCATTGACAGCGTGCCGTTTCAGTTTGCGCCTGCGCTCGATCCTCCCGACGACGCGGTGACGGTGAAGATTGTCTATGACGCCAACACATGGGCGACGGCTTATAGCTACGTCATCGGTGATTTTGTCCTGTATCAAGACGAGCTTTACAGGTGCAAAACGGCAAACAGCGACGTGGCGTTCACGCTGGCAAAGTGGGACAAGGCCGTCTATCGTTCGCCGTGGAACGTCGGGACAACTGGATATACGGCTGGCGATGTTGTTGAATATTTCGGGAGCAACTACTTTTGCATCACGACGCACTCGCCAGCAACAAGCGCCAACCGTCCAGGAACAGGTGCTCAATGGGTGCTTATCAATATCACAGATTACAGGCTCATCGCGTCCTCCGCGACCTTTGACGCTGACGAAGTGGGCTCAACGTGGCTTCTTTCGCCGGGGTCCGGAAGTGTCGGGCGCATTGTGTCTGAGGCCATTCCTGCATCCATTAGCACGACCACCAGCGCGGCAATATTTATTCAGGGTGCATACGTTGCTCGCACGGTCTGGACATCAACAGCTTCTCCAAACCAAACAACTCTTCAGCTTCAGGAAAGTTTAGATAGAATCAACTTCACGACAGTCCGTGAATGGTATATAAGCACTTCGACAGAAGGAACGATTTCTTACACCGCCGAAGCCCCGAACACTGGCGGATGGTATCGCTGGGTGGCAATCAAGGCGAGCGCCACAGGAAGCGGAACAATGACTATTGAGCCAACTGTTGGCAAGCTGGACATCCCGTTTAAAATCGAGTCCTACACTTCATCCACGGAAGTGAAGGGCATTCCCAGGCTGGCCGTTGACAGCCTCATCCCGAACGAGGTCATCGGCTTCACTTTCCCGGTCTGGCGCAAGGGGGCGTTCTCCGCATCCCGTGGCTACCCGCGCACGGTCTGCTTCCACGATCAACGCCTGTGGTTTGCCGGGACAGAAACGGAACCAATGCGCATTTGGGGCAGCCAGACGGATGACTTCTACACGTTCCTGACCGGCACGCTGGAAACGTCCGGCATTGACGTGACGCTTGCGGCCACGCAGGCAAACGACATTCAATGGATCACGTCGTTTAAGCGCACGATGGTCATTGGCACCACGGGTGAGGAATGGACGATGGACAGCGGCGAACAGGACGGGGCATTGTCTCCGTCGAACCTGCGGCTTCGCAGGTGGAGCCGCTACGGATCAAGCCACCATCAACCCATTCTTGCAGGTGATGGCCTGCTGTGGCTGACCAGGGACAACAGGTTGCGCGAGTTCGCATACGTCTTTGAAAAAGATGGATATTCAGCGCCTGAGATGACGCTGCTTGCAGAGCACATGCTGAACCGTTCGCCCGTGGTTCAGATGGCATACTCGCAAAGTCCTGATCCTATCGTGTGGTTCGTCCATGAGGACGGCACATGGAGCGGGTTTACCTATGACCGTGAGAATAATGTAACGGCCTGGCATCGGCACAGTTCGGGGCAAAACTATGATTCAGTAACAGATTCCAGCACAAGGCACAGGCTGAAATCGATGTGCACTATTTATGCCGACAACTGCGCAGCAGACACGACCATCTATCTGTTTGATCGTGGATACTTGAGCGGCTCATGGGTTTCGATAATGCAGCTTGAATCCGTGCAGGGTGAGATTTGGCAAGCATGCCTAACCACGGCTGACCCATTGTTCAGGACATATTTAAACATGGGGCCTGGGAATGGCATGATTCCAAACATCAACGCGTCGTTTATTGACGGGTGGGTTTATGCCTTCTATTCAGGCGGCGGATTTGCTGAAAGCCTGGACTCTATCGCGCCGTCTTTCACGTTGCCTGGGCGCGTCATTCAATCCAATCTTTACAACACGGATGGCTCATTTGGTGGCGACGGCATAACGGTATCAAATGGAGGATCAATAGATGGCTCGTTTCCAGACTGGGACAACTATGCCAGTTCTGCCATTGTTGGCTTTCCAATCATCGCGGCGATGGTGCCGAACAGGATGGAGGTTCAGATTCAATCCGGCTCATCTCAGATGAGCAAATGGAGGCTTGTCCGTCTTGCGACAAGAACCTTTGCCAGCCAAAAACCCGCCGAATTATACTGGTATGAGGGTGATGCATATTTGCAAAACCTGCTGTCAACGCCCATCAAGTTGAACAATGACGGGATGATTGATTACCCGCCACCAACGCTGAACAGGTGGTCTGTGTATGGACCGCCATACGGTTATGGAACGGGACAGTCCAAAGCTGAGCCAATGCTGATGAATCATTCTGACAGCATGGATTTTTACATCGTGTCGCAAATTCCGACGCCCTACAACCTTCTTGCCCTCATCATGGACGTTGAAATCGGAGGCATCTCAGGCGCTGCCGGTTCTTGACGCCAGCCCCGTTTCTGGCATCCTGGGGGACCATGAAAATCCGAGCCTACGAGCCAGCCGATTTCGCCACCGTGGAACAATGGGCGAAGGCGCGGAACATGGCGCTGGTGCCTCAGCTTCTCAGCCCGAACGGGTTTCTTGTGGAGGATGACGAGGGGCCGTTGATGGTGGCGTTTGGATACCTCCTGTTCGACTGCCCGATTGTCCAGATCGACCACCTCCTAGGGCGTCCTGGTGCGAGCATCGGGCCGATTCGTGAAGCATGGGGCGTGATTCAGCGCACCATGATCGAATGGGTGAAGGAAGTGAACGCCAGGAGCGGCTTCAACTATTGCCTGATTCGTGGATTTGTCGCGCCCGTCACGGCCATGGAATCCGAAAAAATGGGGTGGCATATTGACCCGACTCCGTTAAACTGCATCCGCTATGTCATTTCTTGAAATTCTGCAATTCCCGATAATCGGCGTTGTCGAAGGTCTGAGCGCCCTTGGTTATGTCGCGCTGTATGCGTCGTTGGCTGCATCCGCGGCTGGCTCTTACATGTCGTATCAGTCCAGCCAGACGGCGGCGAAACAGGCTGAATACAACGCGGACGCGCAACGCAACGCCATCGCGGAGGAGCAGAAGCGCAAGGCTGCCGAGGACGCGGAGAACCAGCGCCGAGCATCCCAGGAGCAGCGGCGGGTCAGAGCCATGCAGCTTAACGCCATGGCCGGAACCGGCGCGATGCTTGGCACTGGCACGCCTCTTGCCATCGAGGCGGACACTTGGGCAAAACAGCAGATCGAGCTTGCCGACCAGCAGCGGGTGGCAGACCTGGCTCAACGGCAGCTTGCATACGAAGGCTATACCGCTGGCGTGATGGGTAAGCAGGAGGCAGCACAGCACAGGCGTGACGCCACGGGCGCGGTCATCTCGGGGCTGGGTTCCATGGCCGGAACTGCTTACGGCGCGTTTTCCACCAAACCAACCACAGTCAAGCCGGTTGCCTACAACTACAAAACGAGGCAGCCCGTTCAAGGCTACGTCAATGTTTGATATGTTTCCTGCGTTTAAAAATCTTCCAACTCCCCCGGCTCCCCCAAAGCCGAGTCATGAAACCGCGAGCATCCTTCGCGGGCTTTTGGAAAGTGACTGCAAATGCGAATACTGCGGCAGAATCATCAACAACAACAAAGGCGACGCCTGCGAGTCTTGCGGGGCAGCCATTAAATAACCATGGCACGCATCCCCATCCTTCAAGGCCCAGGTCAGATTCAGACCGGCAACCAGACCCTGCGCGTTCCCGAGCTTCAGGCGGTCAACAACAACGCTGTTACCCAAGGCCTAGCCAAGGTCGGGCAAGTCGCCTTTGACATCTCCGAACGGGCGAAACGCGCCCAGGACGTGACGAATCTCACGAACGCCAGCATGGCGATGCAGAATGCGCAGTTGGAATTCGCCAAGTTCCAGCAATCGCCGGAAGGCCAGGACGAATCAACCTGGATGGGCAAATGGGGCGAGATTCAGACGCGGCTGAAAACCGACTTTGACAAGATGCCGCTGACGCCGGATGCGCGGTTGAACCTTCAAGAGCGGGTGACGAATTGGAGCACGCGGGGGACGATCATGGTGCAGGCGGAGGCGTTCAAAAAGACAGGCCAGCGCATGGAGGATTCCGGCAGGCTGGCGGCAAAGCAAGCTATTCAGATGGGTGACGTGACCATTTTTAAGCAGCACGCTGACAATATGGTTGCCGCTGGTTTTTCAACACCAGAGGCGAGGGATTTGCAAGTCGCCCAAGTCGAAGATGCCGCCGTCGCAAAACGAGTTCAAGACCTGAAAGAACAAAAGGCAGAATTCATCCGGCTTGGAAATCAAGGGGATGTAACGTCATGGCAGAAGGTTGAGGAGATCAACTCGGCGCTCACGGACTTGGGCGAATATGGCAAGGAGCGAAGCGAGCAAGAGCAGAAGTCGGCACGGTTTGGCAAGATTGGTGCCGAGTTCATGTCTTACATTACCGGCGAGGGAGGGCTTCCCGTCGATCTCACCAAGGCTGAGGAACTGCGTGTTAAATCCGATCTTACGCCGCAGGTCAAGGAGGAGATGAAGATGCAGATTCAGCAGGCCAAGACGCGCTACGCAAATCAGGATTTGCTGAACTTCATGAACCGCGTGGCTCGAAATGAGGTGGTGGACGGCAACGACTTCTCATCCCAATACATGGAGCCTGCGCAGTTGATGGAGGCGAGGGCGGAGATCAACGCCGCCATGCCTGTGACGCCCGAAAACGAGGCTCGCGTCTATCTGGACACGATGACAATGATTGACGGTATCGACCCGACGCTCGTCAAAAACCGCGACCCGAAAGAGGTTGTTGAAATGGCGCGGGCGACCATGCGAATCAAGAAGTCGCCGCCGCATCTGCGTGACCTTCTTTCAACGGCTATGCAGTCCAAACTTGCGGGCACCGATGACAAAAGCGCCGCCGCCGATGGTCAACGACTTGGGCGCGAGATGCTGCGCGAAATCGTCAAATTCCGTGAGTCCAAGTTTTTCACCGGCAGCGGTGAGGACAAGCGGCTCGACCCTAAAAAGGCGTCTGACTGGATGAACTTTCAACAGCGCGTGTTCATGCTGGAGAAGGAAATCGAACGCCGCGTGAAAGGGGTGGATGACCTGACCAAGGTGAACAAGATTGTCTCCGATGTCCTGAACGCCGATTATGTGGAGGTGGCAAAACAGCGTTATCTTGACTCAAGCTCAAACGCGCTCCCTGTCGGTCCCGTCCAGGGTGAGAGCGCCACGGATTCCAGCTTTTTCCCCTCCATCAACTTCCCTCAATGACTCCCGACGAACTTCTAAAGCAGGCGATTCTCAACGATCAGTTTCCAGAGCCTGCTGAAGCTGACCGGCTTTTTGTGCCTCAAGGCGAGGATGCTTTGCGGTTGAACCGGAATATCGCTCTTTCAGCCTGGATGACACGCACGGCAGGCCGTGACATCAACTCCGGTTCGATCGCGTGGCAGGCTGACAAGGACGCGCTGGCACAGGGTTATTTCCAGATGAAGGACGCCCGCAACGTGTCGGACGAGCAGTTACACACGCTGGTCAAATCCCATATCCAGATTGCCGATGAGGCGGCGGACATCGCGGCAAGGACGGCGCTTTCTGGAATTGCACTGCCGGAAGCCATGGCCGAACTGGAAGCCAAGCGAGGGCCGTCACAGCTTCGCGGAGTTTTCAGCCGTTACACGAAGGACTTGGCGAAGCGCCATACGGCGCTGGCGGTAAAGCTCGCGCCCTATCGCGGCGTTATCAACGAGACGGCGGCAAAGCTGAAGCCTGCCATGGAATCGGCCATTCCATCCACGGAAGCCTTCCAATCCGTAGCCGAGCGCCTTCTTGCTGTGCCGGACGAAATGCGCCCTCTGGTCATCTCTGCCATTGGCGAGACTGGAGGAAAGGATGCCAAGGAGCGGGCAGGCTATCTGTCCAAGCTGGCCGGTGCGTTCGGGCGCATGTCTGAGACGGTGGGCGCGGCTGCTGGAACCACTGGCGCAGGAATCAGCGAAACGCTGTCACAGCTTGCCAATGCACCGGCTGAAATTGCCTCGCTTTTGTCCGGCGGCGTGTCGCTTCAGTCTGAGGCGGCGGCACAAAAGGAGCGGTCCAAGGAAACCGAAGCACGCATGGCGAAGGCACAGCAGATGCGCAACCTGACGCAGCAGGTCCGCACGGTTGCCGACTCTATGGTTTCACCGATTAAGGGAGACGGATGGTGGTCACAGTTGGGCATTGACGTTGCCCGCATGGTGCCGCAGTCCGCCGCGACGATCATCAACCCGGCTCTTGGTTTCGGTGCGAACCTTGCCTATTTCCGTGATACCATCGCGGCACAGGCGAAGATGGAGAATCCGGCGCTGACGTATGAGCAAGCTGACGCAATCGGCATTGCCTCCGCGCCACTGAACGCTGCCGTTGAAACTGTGACGGCGCTGATTCCGTTTGGTAAAGTAAAGCTGCCGTTCGTGCAAAGGTGGCTGCAATCGACCACAACGAGCATTGCCGGGGCGGCTCGTAATCTGGCAATCCGCGCTTCTGCTGGCACTGCCGGTGAGATTGGCGAGGAATACGCGCAGAGCTTCATCCCGCTGCAAATGGAGGGGCTTGTCACGGCCCTGGAACAGGACATGCCGGGAGTGGATTGGGAAAAGCGCATGCCGAAGTTCAGCGAAATCGCCTCGCAGACTTGGGGGCCTGCGCTTGTTTACTCCCTGGTCGGAGGTGGTGCGGCTTCTATTCGTGACATCAATCGTGGCCGAGAATTGGCTATGGACGTTGACGCCATGGTTGCAACCGGCATTGCTCCCGACGTTGCGGAAGGCATCGCCAAAAAGGCGGAGGCTGGCGACTGGTCCGGCGCTGATGCTGGATTCCAGGCGAACTTTGAATCCGACAAAAAGGCCACCACAGAAGAGAAGGCTGGCGCTTTGGCTCGCTTCATGGAGAAACAGCGCGAGGCGCAAAAGCTCCTCAACCGTGACGCTGCAGAGGCTGAAAATATCGGCGTTGCTGTCATCCGCGATGAGTCGGGGTGGAAAGTCCGCATGTCTGACGGGACAACGGTCCCGGCGGAGTCCCAGGAGGTGGCGACACAGATGCAGCGTGATTTTCTCATGGCATCCTCTGAATACGAGGCTGAAACGACCATCGCCGCCGTGGATGAGCTGCTGCGACTCAAGCCGGATCAGCGCGTTGAAATCACGGCAGAGGTTCCGACTGTTGGTGAAAACGGCCTTGTTTTTGTGCACCCCACCACGGGGCAGAAGCGCGAGATTAAAGACACTGCCAGCATTCAGAATCTGCGGGATGAGCAGATGGCGCTTGCTAACAAAGAGGGTGAAGCGGACGTTGTGCAGACCATTCTTGGAGAAAATCACTTTGAGTTTGGCCGGGCCGTTTCAACCGTTTTCATGCGCAGTCTAAACAAAGACGGAACGGCGAACATCCCGCGCATCATCACCGCCCTGCATGAGCACGTCGAGGCATCCTGGCGCAAAGGTGTCGCTCTCGGCAAATTCACCGAGCAGGAAAGCCGTAATGCCGTCGCCACCCTGATTTCACAACTCGACCCGAAACGCCTTGGAAAGAGGGCGACGCAGGAAGAACTGAACTGGTTTGATCGTGCATCCCGCGTTGCCAAGGGCGAGGGCGACGAGAACCTTCTACGCGAGGTCATTTCGGAACTTGCCGTGCGAACCTGGATTGGCCGCGACAAGACCGGAGAACGCACAGGCATGACACCCGGGACTATTCTCCGCGCCCTGGATTCTGCCGTGCTGACGGCTCGCAAGCCTGCGGAAATGACGCTTCTGCGCCGTCTCCGCGCATGGGTGAAGGCCGTAGGCGCTTACCTTCGCGGCGTAATTGCCACGGCTAAGATTATTTCACAGGCAGAGCAGAACGGCACTGTGGGCGATTTCACCGAGTTCATGGACAAGCTCCTTGGTCTGACCGAGCAGACGCGGGAGGACGCCACGCAGGCTGATCAGATTCGACAGCAGATGGAGTCGGATGGGATGGCGTTTAGTATTCCTGGCGCACGCGCGAAGCCTATTACAGCCGCGCCAGTGGTGCAAATGCCGGATGGCGCTCAACTAATTGGACCTTCCACATTTTCCATTACGGCTTATCACGGCACGCCGCACAAAGTGGACAAGTTCACCACGTCCAAAATTGGCACAGGCGAGGGAGCGCAGGCTTACGGGTGGGGGCTTTATTTTGCGGAGGCTCGTAAAGTTGCGGAAGAATACTCCAACATGCGAGCAACTCCAAGCATGGTTATGCGGGCTGATGGCAAGCCTCTCAAAGGTTTAGAAAAGTCTCTTGCTGAAACTTTTTTTTCTGAAGGCAGAACGGCGGCAGAAATTGCCGCTAGGGAAAATGGCGCTGAGTGGCGGGCGGCATGGAATCGAATCAAGGATAGGAATTTAACTCGCGGCAACCTCTACACCGTCGAGCTTTTGCCCGACGAGGCTGACTTCCTCGATTGGGACAAGCCGCTGAGTGAACAGAGCGAAAGGGTGAAAAACATCTTGGATAAAGCTGGCATTGCCAAGATGCTTGAAGGTCGTAAATCAGAAGATTTTCCAGATGTTCCGCTTAACATTTATGTAGAGCTTGCGTGGGATATGGGCGAACAAAAAGCCTCTGAATATCTCGCATCACTTGGAATCCCGGGCATCAAATATCTAGACGCAGGCAGCCGTGGATCTGGCGACGGCACGCGTAATTACGTCATCTTCGACGAAAAGCTTGTGAAGATTCTGGAGGAAAACGGCCAGCCTGTTGGCTCAACCTTTAGTCTCTCCCCCACATCATCCGCCGAGCAGTTGGCGAACATCATTGAGTCGATCATGCAGGCGCGTCCTGAACTGGCGTTCAAGATTCGCCAGCGCAGTCTTTCCGACATCAACCGCCTGGTTCAGAACTGGAGCGCCGAGCGTGTGACGTGGAAGGGTGACAAAATCCGCCCCGTGGTTGAGAAGCGCACGAAGGCCAGCCTGGACAAGGAGCAGGCGATGCGGCAGGCGACACGGGAGGCGGAACTTGTGGATGCTGGGATGGCAACGCTGACGCCTGAAACGCTCATGGCGTGGAGCGAAGGCGTGGCCGCGATGAATGACCATCCGCTCATCAAGCAGATGCTTGGGGCGCATGGCCGTCTCATGTCGAAAACGACGGCGGCAAATCTTGGCAAGCTCAAGACTGACGGTAAAGGCAAGGCGGGCGATTACGATGAGGCGGGATGGATTCCCCCTTCATGGTATGCAGGCGCTGGCTCCGGCATCATGCCGGACGTGATGGCCGCGAATCTTTATGATGATGGCATTCTGAATGAGCCGACGCCTGATGCGCTTTGGAAGGCTCTGGATAGCGTTGTGACAAGCCAGCGCGCAGCCCGTGCCGAGTATGCCAAGGCTGAAAGCGCGGTGAAGGACGTGGAGAAGAAGGCGCGGGAACAAGCCAAAGCCGAGGCGCAGCAATGGCGCGATGAAACCGAGGACATGGTGCAGGATGATTGGTCACCTCGCGAATCGCTTCAACGTGACGCACGGCTGTTCAACACCGCCATGGCTGCATTCCCTGCGGAGATTCGCGGGAAGATCGTTCCCGGCGGCATGGTGAAGCTGACCGGGCAGGCGACGGAACGGGCGCGTTACAAGACCATCGAGAAGGCCATGCAGAAGGCCGTTGTCGAGCTTGAGAAGTTCATGCGGAAGGAAATCACCGCCGAAGTTGATTCCTTGCTTGATCGCTACGCTTCACAGAAAGGCGCGTCTGGCCGCATGGAGGGCAAGTTGCTTTCCAATTACACGGAGCTTGTGGACTATGCGAGCTTCATCCGAAACGCCGACGTTGAGACGGTGGCGAATGAAGAGAAGGCGCTGGACGCCGCAATCGCAGATTCCCAGGACGCCGACGAGACTGCAAGCCTCATGTCCAAGATTGGCGTGCTGCGCCAGTTTGAGCTTTGGAGCGACAAGGACAGCGTGAGCATGGCCGATGCTATGAAGTGGCTGCAAGACATCGTGGCAACCGGCAAACTCGGGAAGAAGATTCTGGATGAGGAGCGTAAGGCGACGCTGGATGAACTGCGCGGCGATGCCATCAAGGGCGCGCTGCCAGACCGTGAAGTTTCGCAGGCGGAGGCAGACAACGAAACGACGGCCATTCAAAGCAGTAATTACAGAAAGGCTGCGCAGGCTTTGCGCGGCATGATGGGTTCGATTCTCTGGACGACTGCCCAGCGTCTTGAACTGCTGTTTGGCGAGGATTCCAAGGTGACGCGGTTTTTCGCTGACAGGCTGGTGTCCGCCGCCAACCAGGAGACTGACATTCTCCGCAACATAGATGCGCAGAGGCGCGAGGCTCTGAGCGTCATTCTCGACACCGAGTCCACGATCGCCCAGGCGCGCGCCATCGGGAAAATGCAGGCCGTGAAAAAGAGCGGCGTTGCCATCACTGAGGGGCGCAAGACTGAGACTGTTAAACTCGACATCGAGACGCTGACTAAGCTTTCCGATGGCACAATGACTGCGGAAGCTGCCGGACTGCGCCAGGATCAGGTGGAAACCGCGCTGGAAGAATGGGCGGCATCTGACCGCAAGCGCACGGTGACGGTGGAAAAGGTGCTGGACGCTGGCGATTTAAAGCCGCTCGACATGTCGGAAATGCAGGGGATTCAATATCTGCTGTGGTCACGCCAGGATGCGAGCCGGAAGCAAATGGAGCGCGACGGCTGGACGGAAGATTCATTCAGGCAGCTTGACGAATTCCTGAGTCCGCAGGCGGTGGCGCTGGCGAACTGGATGGCGTCTAGCTACGACGCGGCGGCAAAGATGATTGATCCTGTTTACCGCCGTCTGTTCAACGCTCCGCTGCCAAGGATCAAGAATTACGCCCCCATCTATCGCCACCGTTCCGGAGATGCGTCCGTGATGGAGTTGGACGGCTCCGACATTAGCAGCGGCATGACGGCAGGCTTCACGAAGTCGCGAGTCAATACCACGTCTCCGCTGATGAGGATGGACGCCATGGCCGTGTTTCTTGGTCACTGGCAGAACGTGGCGCATTGGGTCAGCCATGCGGAAATCATGCGCGACACCAAGGCTGTGATGCTGGACAAGAACGTGCAGACCGCAATTCGGCAGAAGAGCGGTGACGCTTCGCTGACAAACCTGAAAACCAACATTGCCAACATTGAGGCGGCTGGCACGCGGGCGGTGAAAGACATCGTGTTTCTGTCGCGGTTCTGGCAAAACCTGATGCAGTATCGAGCATTTAAGGCGCTGGCGTTCCGCATCTCGCCCGTGGCAAAGCAGAGCTCGGCTGCGCTCAACCCGCTCTTGGCCGATGTTCCGGCACACGCCTACTCTGTCGGGCTGGTTCGCGCCTTGACGAGCCCGGTGGAGTTTGCCTCCGATGTTTCGGCCATGTGGAAGAGTGACATCATTCAGCGCCGTATCCAGGGCGGGTTTTCCGCTGAGGCTCGCGTTGCCATGCAGAACGCGGGCGTGAACGGCTCCATGCTCATTTCGCTCATGCAAAAGGGGATGCTGCCGATGGCGTGGACGGATGCAGGCTGGACGGCTATAGGTTCGGCCATCGCCTTTGATTACTACCGCCGTAGCTACTTCGCGGAGAATTCCAGCGCCACCGCAGAGCAGGCTGACGCCTATGCCGCCCAAAGGCTTGAACGGATGATTGCCACGTCTGCGCAACCCTCAGACCTTGTGAACCGCTCCATTGCCGAGCAGTCCACAAACATTTTTGCAAAAGCCATGTGGATGTTCCTCAGCGATCAGCGCAAGGCTGCGGCCATCGAGCTTATGGCGATCAAGCGGCTGGCGTCCGGCAAGTCGAAGAACAAGGCCATGGATATTCAGCGCGTCCTTGTGGCGCATGTGGCGCAGGCGGCGGTCACTCAGCTTTCCGTTGCCGTCCTGGCGAGCGTCCTGGGCAAGCCGGAAGACGAGGAGCGCGAGTGGAGCCGGGAGCAGTGGGCGGCAACGCTTGCACTTGGCCCTGTCGGCGGCATCTTCGTCCTGGGGCGCGGCATTGAATACGGCGTGAAATACCTCCTGGGGCTGCGCGTTTTTGGTGAAACGACGCTGACGGAAAAGGTGGCGTCTGACGTTTACCGCGCCGGACGTGACATCAATGACCTGTTCTCAGATGATCCCGAGGATGTGGTGAGCGAGCTTGATAAGCTGTCGTCTGCCACCGGATCAGTTCTTGCGCCGATCTTTGGTCCGCAGGCTGGCGCTGTCGATGTCATGGGAAATGTCCTTCGTGAAGCCCGCAAGATTGGCGAGGCTGTGAGTAGAGATGAGTGATGCCCATGCCATAAAGGCCTCACCGTGAAGGGCTGTCACGATCCGGTTCTGTCTCTGCCACCGGCAAGCGTTCCCTAATCTTCAGGGACCAATACACTGCGGATTTGCGTCCTCAATGCGCGGACGTTTGAGCGCGGCCCCTGACGGCCAGCCCCCAGCCAAGGCTTGCCGGGCTTGCGGCCCGGGCTTCTTGGGTTTTGCGGAGATACTACGGAGTCGAACCGTGCGCTCAAATT